TGCTTGAACTGTATTTTGTTCTTCTATAGCTGCTTTTAAAGCTCTATACATTGCAAATAAGGTTGCTAAACTATTATTACATGCACAATCTAAAGATTTACAAAAATCTACTTCAGTTGCAAATTTACGATTTATAATTAACTCTATAGCATCTATGTTATAAATATATTGTGTTATTGTAACAGTATCCAATTCTCCACCGGGTTCATTTACATCATATTTAAATGTCCACTCACCGTTAATAAGATCTTGTGTGTCAGTAATTGGTATTTGTACTACTTCAAAAAAAGTAGAATCATTAAGACCTTCTAAAGTTGCACTAGTTAAACTAAAAGTAGTAGCATCAGGTCTAGTAACTAATAACTCCCAATTATCTATTTCCCCATCAGAAACATCTTTAGAAGGATTAGGGTCAGAAGTACTATTACCATAACCAGTTAAATTAGTTACAGCATTGTATAAACCAGTATAATCTTCTAAATAAATAGTATCTATTGAAAAGTTAGTTTGTAAATACCTTGTTTTTAAGTCAATTGCCATATTTTATATTTTAAAAAAGCGTACCTATCTTATTAAAAAACAAGATAAGTACGCTAATTATATTTGATTATGTAATAGCTACACTAGTGCCTAAAAAAGCATTAAGAACAGCTTGTAAACCATCTGTGGCTTTACTCCAAACATCATTAGAAGCTCCATCAGGATAAGCAATCATTACTTGTTTCTTAGAAGCAACAAACTCAGAGTCATCTCTAAATGCTATAGAATAAGAATTATAAGCAATATCTTCAGCTTCCGCTTTAGGTACATACGTATCTCTTCCATAACGTAAATGATCTCCTTGATTTCCTTGAGAATAAAATTCATCTGCTGCAATTAATTCAGCAGTATTATTTCCAAGATTTGGCCCAACTGCATAAGTTACGGCAGTATCTACCCAACTGTCAGATGCAAGAGATATCTCAAATCTAGTAACAGAAGGTAAAAATCTACCAATAGCAGCAGCTTTTGAAATACCTGTAAACTTAAGTCCCATATCACCAGCAGTCACATTAGCACCAGTAACAGCTACAATTGCTGTATCAGCTAAAGTAGTTGTTTCTCCTTGAAAAGGAGTATCCAAAGTAAGTGAAGTAGTACTCTCAACAGAAGCTACTTTGTAAACAGGACTAGTTAAAGCTGTTCCTATTCGTAAATAACTTCCTGCAACTACAGCTATACCGCCTGTAGTATCAGAAAAATCCCCACTAGCAGTAACAGTTTTTGTACCTTTTGTAAAGGTTACATTGTTAATACCTGTTCCAATAACTGAATTAGCACCGCTAGATACTTGTTCAATTCTCATAATATCATCTGGCTCTCTTTCAAAATTAGCAATGCCATTAAGCACTAAACCTTTAGCTACTTTTTCCTGAGTAGTCCCAGAAATAGCAGATTTCCAGTTTAAATGTTTGAAATAATCTTTATTATAGTTAGAAACTAAAAGACTATCAAAAACAAATCTTACTTGAAACGTATTATCATTTGTAACATCTAATGCACCAGAAGTACCATTAAATCCTATATAACTTACTTGTTCTACTTTGGCAGCATAAGCTGAACCTCTTGCAGAAGTAATATAATTTTTATCAATAACATCAGATATTTGATATTGGTTTTCACCAGTCAACGCTCTTCGTTTTACAAGAACAGCTTTAGTAGTAGCCGAAGCTAATACTTGTCCTGCTCCTGCTGATCCTGCTACTACTCTAGATTGTCCACCTAGAGTAAATAACCCAACCTCACCAACAACCATTGAAGCTAAAGTATCACCTTGAACATCAACATCTTTTGCAATAAATAACTCTTTAAAATTTTGAGTTAAATCCATTTTGTTTTCATTTTAAATTAAAACTTTTATTTATTTACTTCATTATAAGCTGTTTGAGCTTGAAACTCATTTAACAACCCTAATTGAAGTTTCGCTAATTCCACAGCCTCATCAACAATTCTACTATGTAGAATGTCTGGAAGGTCGCTATTAACTTGGTTCGCTGGTGTCGAAACATCAACGACTATACTAAGAGGCTTTTTTATGTAAGCTATTCTTAATTTAGTTATATCAGTAAACTCCGAAGAGTTTATTGTTTGTAATCTTTGGGCTGTTGAAGCTAAACCAGCTTGCAACGACCAAATAACTCCTCTACCTGGATTTCTAAATGGATTGTTAATATTAGTATTATACTCATCATAAGTAATAGGTTTAACATTAACAACTATGCCATCTAAACAATCTACAGCAGAACTTACAGTACCTTGTAAATTTAAAGTAACGTAATGATTTGTAGGAATATCCCAAAAAATCCCATTGGTAAAAATACCAGCTTGACTGGAAGCTTTTGATAATTCCCCATTTATATATAAAGTACTTAATTGTTTTCTTGCTAATTCAGTAAAATCAATGAGTTTGTCTTCATCCGGATTTAAAATATCTCTAACGATATTTGCTTGTCCATCTGTTAAAAGACTAGACACTTCAGAATCTTCCAACCCTGGAGTAGAATTACTAGTAATTATGTCTAGTTTTAAGTCAAACTCTGACTTCATTGTATTTGCATTCATTAATTAAGACCTAACTTTACTTTTAATTTGTCTACAACAGCTTGATTTCCTTCATCTTTAAGAAACTCTAAAGCTTCTTTTCTATTATCTCCAAGTATCTCACCTGTAGCTAATGTATGAACAATACCATCAACTTTTATTAACTTTTTATCTAATGATCTTTTTAAGATAGATTTAAGTTCTAAATCTTCTTCTCTCATTATTAAACTAAATCTTTTTGGATCGTTTTTAATAAACGATTTTAATTCTCCCAATAAAAAAGTTTTACTAACATCTTTTGGAAGTTGTTTTTTAGGATTTAATAATGTCAACATATTAGACATTTGAGCAACATTGTTTTCTATAGCAAACATAAACTTCCACATTTCTGCTTCAGAATGATAATCTTGAGATTTTTTCTCAGCTTCATACCCAGATCTAATAAACACATATCTGTATGTTGCTTTTCTATTTACATTACCGTGTTCAAGATGTTCAGGCTTTTCAGCAAATTGATCATTATGAGACAGTAATATTTTCATTTTTAAATAATCTAAAGGTCGAGATAAATCAAATGTTACACTATCTTCTGATAAACTAAATCTAGCTCTCTTTGATGTCCAATAATTGTTAGTTTGTTTATCTACTGCTAAATCCCCAGGCATAAATGATAATCCAGATTTTTCTGGACTTTCAAAAAATTTCTGTTCTTCTCTTGTTAATGGTGAAACATAATTTCCTTTCTTATAAATATTTGCTTCATAAGTATTTTTAGCATTATTAAACAAGAAATTTGCTTCATGTTGTAATGTAATTTCACCACCTTTTCCCCTTACCTTTTTTACTGGCTTTAATTTTACCGTTACGTTTGGTAAAGTAAATTCAGTTTCTACTTTTTGTGTGTTCATGTACTTTTTTTAAATTTTTTATTTTAATTAAAAAAGTGGTAAGTGCTATTAATGCACCTACCTCTTTTACAAATTTACTAAAATTAATTGGTTTTATTAGAAATAAAACTAGCAACTCTTGATGGATCTTTTACACAAGATGATACAACACAACCTCTATGGATTGTATAAGCATCTTCCGGATTACTCATCAATGTAGCTCTTTCTCCTGATGCAGAATAAGGATTTCTTAATCCTGCTTCATATCCCCAAATATCTTCAGAACCAGCTACAGTAGCTAATTGAATATTTGGTTCTCCATCAGTTGTACCTAAATCCATAATATCATAACGATATGATTCATTAGTACCACCGTCAGGATGTTCTACTTTAAACCTAGTTCTATCATCATACATAGAATCTACAGATACACTAACTTTAATGTTAGCACCTATATGATATTCTGTAAACTGACCACCATATCCCATTGCTTTTTGAGCAAATGAAGATGTAGTGTTATAGATTCGGTCATTAGTTCGGTTAGGGATGAAAGCTCCTGCTTTATCTTCAACCGCATCATGAAACTGCATTGCACCTCTACGACCTGTTCTAATAACAATATTAGTAACATCTCCTGGAGATTTGTTTTCAGTTAAATCCATGATTTTAGACTTAAACCAATCTAAATCAAATTCAGTATAATAATCTTTGTTAGCAGCTTCAAATTGCTCACGCAATCCTGAACCAACTTTCAATTTATTACCACTTCTGTCTTTCTGGTTGTAAACACCAGCAGCAGTTGCATTAGAACGACCAAACATAATCAAGTTGTTCTTCTCCATTCTGTAGAAGTACTCAAACATGTAATCAGCATAGTCTGTCCAAACCTTATGAAGATTTCCATCATCATCAGGAATATGAGTTGCCATTGGTCTATTCTTCATATTACCAGGAACTTTATGCTGTAATCTAATCATAGAAAACGCATTTCTCATAGTAAGTGGAGAAGTGAAAGCAATTTCACCACCTTTTTTAGACATAGAAAGAGAAACAACTGAAAATTCTCTAGAGAATCTTGTTCCTGCTACTAATTCTTCGAATGGCATGAAATCAGATTGATTACCTGTAAGTAATCGAGTACGATATACCCAATAACTACCTTCAGGTTCTGGATTTGCTAAGATTTGAAGTGGATATACTTCATTTTTGTGACCAACAATTACGTTGACATCACTAAAGTGTGCATTAGGGAATACTAATTCAATTTCAGTTCCATTAATACCTGGGGTATCAGATCCTGTAATTGCTACTCCGTCAATACGAGCCTCTACTAATGCAACATTCTTGGTAGGCGAACCTATTAAATCCCAAGTAAAGTCATCATCAGTATCATATGTTTTCATTTTAAACTGACTTAAGTAACCGTACATATCAGTTCCAAAACTCTGGTTAAAAATTTTTGTTGCAATTTTAGAGGCTTTTTGTGGTTGAGTTACACCAATATAACCTAAGTTATTTTCAGTTGTAAGTCCTGTCCACGAAGCTCCCTCAGTCATTTGCAAGTGGGATAGTCTTTTTGACATTTTTATTATTGTTTTATAATTACATTCTAACTAAAGTTAGATGATATAATTGAAGGTTTATTACTATTATTATCTTTTTTTGGGCTTCCAGATTTACTGGTTTCCTTTTCCTGTTTAATGGCTGCATCTAAATCTTTAAGGGCTGATGTTTTTGCAGTTTTACTGTAGCTTAAATTACCCATATCTTTAAACCCATTGGTTATAATATATAAATAATTTAGTTTAGACTCTGTTTCCAAAGGTTCTTCTATAAAAGCTTTTTGTATAGCTGTAACTTTTTCACCGCTTTTAGTTAATACTGCTTGAGTGCCTAATTTAAATATTTGATCTTTGACACTTTGATCAAGCTTTGCTCCTTTAATAATTTCATCTTTTGAATTTACTAAGGCTTGATATTTAGTAGTCTGTTCAGCTATGCTGTCTTGATTTGCTTTACGAGCTGCTTCAGTACTTTCTACTTTTTTCTTTTTATCTGCTATTAATAATTCTTTGTATGCAGTTTCTAATGACTTTGCTTCTTCTAAAGCTTTTCCATTAATAACAGCTACATCAACTATTTTATCTATTTCTGTATCTTTTAGTCCTCTAGCAGACCAATATTCTTTCAGAAAAGCTTCTGCATTATCTTCTGATATTACTGCAAAATTAGTATCTGCATCTTGTCCTTTTTTATAAGTTTCTAGGTAAGAAGTAATATCTCCACCTGATCTTATAATTTTTAAAACATTTTGTGCATCTTCATTTAAGTCTTTAAACTCATTTTTTGCTACTTGCTCCTTAACAGCTTTTACAAAAAACTCTGCATTGAGTTCAGTATCTTCTGTAATTTCTAAATCTGGTAGGATACCCTCCTCCTTCAAAACTTTGGCAAAGGGGGCAAAAGTACTAGTAGAATCAATTGTAGAATCGGGGTTTCCCGTAGTACCAGATTTAGTTTTTTCTTTATCCTTATCTTCATCTTTATCTTCTTCAGAATCATCTTCATCATCTAAATCAGGATTTGGTATTTCATTTCCATCTTCATCTAATGTTATAACATTTCCGAAATCATCAACTAATATTTCATTTGGATCTAGATCCGATGAAATATTAGTTTTTTTATCTTTTTCTTTTTCTTCTGAGGTATCTTCAATAACGTTGCCTTCATCGTCTACTAATAGACCTTCATCGTTGTCAAGTATACCATTTTCAAATAACGTGTCCTTTGCCATTGTTTTTTTGTTTTAATAGTTTTACAAATTTAATTATATTTAAGTGGATTAAACAAGTTTATACCACGCTTTTGTTTCTCTCTATAGCGTTTAATTTCTTTTCTTCCATCTTAATCTTAAGAGATTCTATTGTTTTTTTGTTTTCTTCCTTTAAAATCTCTAATTCTTTTTTAACTTTTAACTCTTCTGTAGATAATTTATCTTTAGAAGATAGTTGATTTAATGAAATTAAAATATCTTTTTGAATCTCTCTAGATTGCATTAATAATTTAATTTCATTTTCTTTATCTATTTTAAGATTTTCTTGTTGTATTTGAAGCTCTTGTAATTTTTCTTGATGCTTCATTCCTTCAGCATCTCTTTTATATTTCTTTTCTTCTTCTGCTTCCATCTTCCTTTTAATAGAAGCAATTGAATTATCTGTATAAATATCCATAATACCTTTCATAGTCATTTTATCATTTTGCATTGCTGCATGAGATAATTGCTTAAGGTCATTAAATAGTTCTTGAATTTTACTAGTATCTAATATTTGAATATCATAAGTAGCTTCATTTAAATCATTACCATCTATGGTTAATGAATGCATAGTGCTATCATCTAAAATATACTGAGCTTTTTTGTTTTTGTTCTTAAAAGCAAACTTAGCAGTTTCTAAAAATAATTCAAGAGTCTTACGTTTTACTTGATCATGTACACTAAACCATCTCTCTGTAATATGAGAAGATTGGGTAATCTCTCTAGTTACATTAGATACAGCTTCACGAGATGAAATTTGACCTTCTCTAGATTTAGAAATTCCTGATACAGAACCAGCTTGTTGTTCAATGTAATTTAACATCTCAATAGTTTGCTGAATAATGCTGTAAAGATTTGCATCTTTTACACCACTATTTTGATTCATGTTACCAGCTAATTTTCCTAAAGCTTGACCTTCTTTACCTTCATTAAATGGATCACTTAATTCCCACCCTAGCATTTCTGCATAGTACATAATTTCTTCCGGTTCATAATCATCAGGCATAGTAGAAAAATCTAATTTGTAAATAGGGCCTTTATACTTAGTATATAAAAAATTTAATTTATTCATAAATAAATTATAAACTCTTTGAAAAGGAAACAATCTATCCATCATAGACATTGCTCTATTATTATTTACATTATAGTAAACACCAACATATCCTAAACTACATTTAGAAATATTATCAATTCTTCTATTTTGAATTGGTAAAGCTTGTTGTTTAACATAAATGTCATCAGTCTCATCTCCAATTCTAGTACCTTCTACAGCTTCGTTAATCCATAGCGGTTCTAAATGTACTTCACCAGCCTCTTCATCTAACTCATGATTTTTATGTACAATTTCTTGTTGAAATTGCCCACTTGCTTCATCATAATAAGTTAACACCATTATTTTTTTCCTGGACTTCCAGACTACTCTAGATACTCTAATGTCTCCCACTTCATTCACAGAAGCTAAATTTCTATGTTCATTTTGAAACATTCCTTGATTGTTTTCTACATCAACAAGGACATATTCAGGTACACTATCAAATCCTGTATTACTTCCAGCTTTACCACCTTTTGACGTATTAGAAAGACTATCTTC